TCCTCGATCAGATCGAGGCCGGCGCCGTGCAGGACAGAACGAACGAAGCATGGCAGTCGATCGCGGCGGGCCTGATTACGGGCGTCAGCATGGGTCTTCGTGTCCTGGCTGACGGCGCCCAGTACCTCGCGGACGGTACGCGCCGGCTCCTGCGGGCCGAAGTCTGCGAGCTTTCGTTAGTCACGATCCCGGCAAACGCCAGCGCAACAATCCTTCTCGTTAAATCACTATCGGCGCATACGTGGCGCCCGGAGATCCGAAGTATGGCCAACGTCACAGCCGGCGAGCACATCACGAACATTGAAAACAAGCGGGCCGCCCTGGTGGCGCGAATGGGCGAACTGATGGAGGCCACCGCGGCCAGCGGCGACACGATGACGCCCGAAGCGGCCACGGAGCACGACGGGATCGCGCTGAACGTGAAAGCGCTCGATGCCGATCTGGTGCGGTGGCGCGAACTCGAGCGGATCAACAAGGCGGCCGCTGTCCCGGTGCAGGCGCCCAGGGCGATCGCCGTTCCGCAGTACCCGTCGATCTCGGTGAAGAGCAACGCGCCGATCGGATCCGCGTTTGTCCGTCTCGCATGCGCCAAGCTGGTGTGTCACGGGAACATGCACGAAGCGGCGGAATACGCGAAGCGGTGGGACGACACCACGCCGGAAGTCTCCCTTGCCTTGAAGGCCGCGATCGCGCCCGGAACGACCACGGATCCCGCATGGGCGGGCGCTCTCGTTCAGCCTGGGATCTCGAGCGAATTCATCGAACTCCTGCGAGCGGCTACGATCTTGGGGAAAGTGCAAGGGCTCCGACAGGTACCCTTCAACACCAGGGTCCCTCAGCAGACGGCCGGCGGCACGTACAACTGGGTGGGTGAGGCGAAACCCAAACCTATGTCCAAGCTGGCCTTCTCGAGCCAAACGCTCGGATTCAGCAAGGCGGCCGGCATCATTGCGATCACAGAGGAACTGGCGCGGCTCTCGAGTCCATCGGCTGAGGATCTCGTCCGGAAGGACATGATCGCCGGTATCAGCGCATTTCTCGATCAGCAGTTCATCGATCCGGCGGTGGCGGCGGTGGCCGGCGTCAATCCGGCATCCATCACGAACGGGGCGCCAACGGCCGCGGCCACCACAAACCCGCTTGCGGATCTGTTGGGCCTGATCAGCCACTTCGCCACGAACAAAATCAGCGCAAGCGGCCTCACGTTCATCATGTCGCCGGCCAACGCACTCAGTCTGTCCTTCCGATCAAATCTGGACGGCTCGCCGGAATTTCCGGGCGTCAGCGTGGACGGCGGATCGTGGAAGGGCCTGCAGTTCATCACGACAACCACCGCGGGCGCCAACGTGATCGCGTTCCAGCCAAGCTTGATCCTGTATGCCGATGATGGTGGCGTAGCGATCGACGTGTCCCGCGAAGCTTCGCTGCAAATGGATTCAGCGCCAATGAGTCCGGCCGATGCCACGACGGTTTTTGTGTCGCTGTGGCAGAACAACATGATCGGCCTCAGGGCAGAGCGCTTCGTGAACTGGCTCCGGGCGGATCCCAACGCTGTGAAATACCTCACGGCTACGGCGTGGCCGGCGCCGTCTGGTACTAGCGTGGTGGTCAACCAGTCGGCCACGGGCAGCAAGTAAAGGCGGGCGGCGTGGCGCCGATGCTGGCATCGGTCAGAGCTCGGATCGGGGCGCTTCTATCGCCCGGATCCGCGGTGGGATCGGGCGGCTGGCGCCCGCTGATCAAGGAACCGTATACCGGTGCGTGGCAGAACAACGCGCCACCGGTGACGGTCGATGCCGCCCTGTCCAATCCCACGGTGTTCCGGTGCGTGTCGCTGATTAGCGGCGACGTGGCGAAAACACCGCTCAGTCTGGTGCAGACAGACGCATCCGGGATCTGGACGGCCGCCACATCGGCGGCGTTCAGTCCCGTACTGCGAACACCGAACCGCTACCAAAACTTTGGACAGCTACTCGAAAGCTGGATGCTGTCCAAATTGCTCGCCGGCAACACGTACACGCTGAAAGAGCGGGACGCTCGAGGCGTGGTAGTCGGGCTGCATGTGCTCGATCCATCCCTGGTGCGTCCACTGGTGGCGCCAGACGGGGCGATCTATTACGAACTGACAGGGGCGGCAGAATTGGCCGGCATCCCGTCCACGGGCGTAGCGGCTCCGGCTCGAGAGATCATCCACGATCGGTGGAACTGTGCATTTCATCCACTGATCGGATTGTCGCCGTTGTTCGCGGTGGGTGGCGTGGCCACGATGGCGAACATGATCCAGAGCTCGAGCGCGGAGTTTTTCAGCAAAGGCGGCCGGCCGTCTGGCTTGCTGGTGGCACCGTCTGAGATCGATCCCAAGACGGCCGCCAGATTGTCGGAGGCGTGGCACAGTCTCGGCCCAGGCAAAACAGCCGTTGTCGGGTACGGCATGAAGTATCAGGATATCGGTACGTCAGCGGTGGACAGTGAGCTTGTGGCCCAGACAGATAGCGCGGTGGCTACCATTGCGGGCGCGTTCGGTGTACCGGTGTCAATGGTGGACAGTTCTAAACAGCCACCGTATGCCAACAGCGAAGCCACACAGAGGCAGTACCACGCTCAGTGCCTACAAATCCATCTAGTCGGGATCGAGCGGGCGCTCGATGCAGGGCTCGAACTGCCGGCTCCGTATGGGACGGAATTCGATCTGGATAGTTTGATCTGGATGGATACGGCCACCAGAAGTAAGGCGGCCATTGACGCAAGCGGCGTGATGACGATCAACGAGGTCCGGCACAAGTTCTATGGCCTCGGGCCGGTACCCGGAGGCGATACGCTCTACCTGCAACAGCAAATGTACAGTCTTGAATCGCTGCAAGCGCGAGACGTGGCGCCCGCTCCGGCGCTGCCTGAGACACCAGCACCGGAACCACCGGCGCCGGCTCCAACGGATGAAGAGATTGCGGCCGCGGTGGGCCTGTTGGCGGTGAGCTAATGGCGCTCGAGTTTTCAACCGTTCGGATCGCTACGCCACTGGTACCGCTCGCGGAGATGATGGAACATCTCGGGGACCTCGATCCCGCAAATGAACTAGCCGTAACGCGCTACAGTGCGGCGGCTCAGGCGGTGGTGTTGGCGTATCTGACCACCGGCGCCGATGCCGCATGGACGGATGCCACGGTACCCGACGAAGTGCGAAGCGCGATCAAGCTGTACGCGGCTCACCTGTACGAACACCGCGGGGATGATATGGACGCCAACGGGAAACCCGATCCGGCCGTGTGGGCGGCCATTGCCAATCTGCTTGCGTTCCACCGGGATCCGACGCTGGCCTAGTCATGGCGTTTAACCGGATCGGCATCGGGCAATTGCGGCATACGGTGGCGCTCGAGGGCGCCGGCGTACCAGTCGCAGACGGTACGGGCGGCTACACGCTCGCCTACGTGCCGTTGTCGCCGGCTGAGTGGAAGTGCTCGATCGAGAGCGCGAGCGCGTCCGATATGGAAAGGGCGCTCGGCCAGGGCGCCGTCATGGTAACGGCCTCGTTTATCGTGCGCGGTCGGTATCACGCCGGCATCACGACGGGTACGCGGCTCCGGCTCGAGCTCGAGGATCGGACGCTGGCGGTGCAGAGCGTACGCGACGAGGACGGCCGTAGGCGCCGGCTGGTGCTGATGTGCACGGAGGCCGCGGCATGAGTCCTATGAACCTGAAGATCGAGGGCCTGGACGAACTACGGGCCGCCCTGAGGGCCTTACCGGCGGAGCTCGCGGCGGAGGCCGGCGGTATTGTGCTCGGAGCGGCGACCGCGGCTGAACGGGATATGGCCGGCCAGTACGCGCAACACGACAAAACCGGCAATCTATCGGGCGGGCTGTCGGTGAGCTCTGAACCTGGGGCGATCAGGTACGGCGCTCGAGCGGTGGTACGCAACAGGGCTCCGCATGCACTGTTCGCGGAACACGGGACACAGGTACGGCAGAACGCGAAGGGCGCCAATCGTGGAGCCATGCCGCCGATCTCGGTGTTTATCCCCACGGCTCAACGCCACCGGAGAGAGATGATCCGATCGTTGATCTCCCTGGTCGAAAGCCACGGGATCAAGGTCTCGACCACGGAAACGGATCTCGCATGATCGCCCAGGACACCAGCGCGGTAGACGTGGCCCTGGCGGCTCTCATCTCGAGTGACGCCACACTAGCCGGCTTGCTGCCCGATGGTGTCTGGTGGGGCGTGGCTCCGGCCGGCGCTACCCGCTTCGTGATTCTGGCGCAAGTCGATCACGGGGATGCGTACACGATCGGCAACGGCGTGGCCTGGGATCGGATTGTTTATCTGGCGAAGGCGGTCACAGCCGGCGATAGTGGCTCGCTGGCCAATCAGGCGGCCGCCCAGATTCATAAGATCCTGCAAGGCGCCGTTATTCAGGCCACCGGCTACCATCCATCGATCGTGGTGCAGCGGCTCGAGCGCGTCCGGCCACCGGTAGAAATTGACGACCAAACCGATCAACGCTGGCACCATGCCGGAGGCCAGTACGAGATCCTGATCACACCATTGCCAGAACAGGGAGATCGCTAAATGCCTACGCCAGCCGTCCAGCCGATGAATCCGCCCGCTATCCACGGGAAGGGCGGAGTGTTGTACGTGTCGGAAACCCGGAACGGCGCCGTGAAAGCGGTGGCGCTGATCACGGAATACACGTTCGATCGCACGTCTGACAAGGTGGAGACCACTTCCCTGGGCGATCGAAACAAAACGTATGTGAAGGGCCTCGACAATTGCGAAGGAACCTTCACGGGCCATTTCGACTCGACAGACGATACGTTGTTCGTGGCGGCTGAGTCGCCGGACGGCGTGATGATCGAGCTCTATCCGAACGTGGACAGCCCTGCGTGTTTCAAGGGTCCGGCGTGGCTGGATGTCTCGATCAAAGGTGGCGTGTCATCGGCCGTCACGATCGACGGAAAGTTTTCCGCGAACGGATCCTGGACGCGCGTACCGTGGGGCGCGGTGGCCACCGGCGCCAGTGCGGTGTCAACGCCCGGATCCTTCACGCCGGCCGGCGCCAGTGCGCCCTACGATCTCGCCGGTCTGGCGGGCGTCACCGCGGCTCCGGCAACGGCGTGGGCGTCTGGCACATTCGTGGTGCCCGGTGACGGCTCACAGGCGCACTGGAACGGTACCGCCTGGGCGGCCGGCGTGGCGCCGTAGTCGATGGATCGATCGTCTGTCCGGATGACGGGCGTACGGGCCGCGGTGGAGTGGGGCTATCACGAAGCGGCGGAGCTCGGCGCCTGGACGATCCAGCATGGGTACGTGCGGGCCGCGGTGGTGAAGGCGGATCCGATCAGGATCCGCCAGTCGCCGTTATGGTTCACGGTGGACAATTCGGCATCCGGCCGGCCACCGTTCCAGCGTAGACTGCTCGAGCCATCCATAACCGATGGATGGCTTACGGGCCGCATTGGTCCGCGCAAATAGGCTCGAGGATTCATGGCATCGAAGGCACGGGCGCCTGAGGAAGTGCGGATCGATCTTCCGACAGACGAAGACTGGATCGTGGTGAAGCGCTCGCTGACCTGGGGCGAGTCTCGAGACGCAGAAGTGCGGCTCTATGCGGTCCAGGGCGGCCGGATGACGCTGAACCCGTCGCAGATCGGCGCCACATTGGTAGCGGCGTATTTGCTCGATTGGTCGATTCAGGACAGCGAAGGGCGCACGATCCCGGTACGGCGCCAGCCGGCGGAGGTGATCGAAGCGGCCCTGCGATCGCTCGATCGGGACAAAGGGAACGAAGTGATCGAGGCGGTCACGAAACACGACAACGAAGTACTGCTCGAACTCGAGGCGCAAAAAAAAACCCGGGATATCGCGCTGACACATTGACGGCGCTCCGGATCTGCCGGCTGATGCACTGGACGTACGACGAGGTGCGCGATCTTCCGTTGGCGGTCTATGCGCTTCTGATCGAAGAATTGACACAGCCGGCCACCGGACAGCCGGCCGCGGTAGAAGGGGATCCCGGTGGCGTTAACTGGTAAATTCATCGGTGATTTTTCCTCCTTTCAGGATGCCGTCGCAAAGGCTGATGTCTCCCTTAAGACATTAGGAGACGGCGCAAGCACGGTCGGCACGAAGCTCAACCGCATGACGGATCAGTTTTCCGGGCGAAAGCTGATCCAGGATGCGGAACTGATGACGCGGGCCATCGAGGAGGCCGGCGGATCCGCGGCGCTCACCGGGAAGCAGCTACAAGCGGCCGGCGCCCAGGCGGCCGAAGCGGCCGAAAAGATGGAAAAGCTCGGCATGGAAGTGCCGGCCGGCCTCAAGAAGATCGCCACCGAAGCGGAAAACGCCAAACAAAAAACCGGCGGCTTTACCGACGTGATGACCACCATGAAGGGCGTACTTGGCAGCCTGGGGATCGGGCTGTCCATCGGCGCCGTGGTGTCATTCGGAAAGGCCATTCTCGAGACGGCCGATTCCCTGTCGAACATGTCAGCGAAGACAGGGATCGGCGTGGAGTCCCTGCAACGGCTCCAACAGATCGCGGCGCCGTCTGGTAACACGATCGATCAGGTCGCCAGCGCTGTGAACCGGTTCCAGAAGGGGATCGCGGAAGGCTCACCGGCCACGATCAAAGCGCTCAACGACATCGGGATCTCCTTCAATGAGATCCGCCACCAGAGCCCAGAAGCGCAATTCATCGCTATAGCGAAGGGCATCCAGGAGATCCAGGATCCCGCGGAACAAGCGCGGATCGCGATGGAGATCTTTGGAAAGGCCGGCGCCGAACTTCTGCCCACATTAAAGGCCGACATTGACAAGCTGGCGGCCGCCACCGTGGTGATGTCTGAAGACTCGGTAAAAGCCTGGGACGATGCCGGGGACGCGATGGGCAAGTACTACGACGATTGGAAGGCCCGGGCTGGCAATTGGATCGCTGGGTTCATCAAGTCGAATCAGGATGCCGATCAAGCGCTGACGGATCTGGAAACAAAGCGGCAGTTAGCGCTCGGCAAGCGTACTGGCGATATCGGGCTGCCACCGGCGCCGAAGCTGGATACGGGCGCGTTCGATCTGACGGCAAAAATCGGCCTCACTAATGCGGCCTTTCGGCAATTAAACGAGATCTCCGAAACGACGCAGACCGACGTTACCAACGACTTCAAGAAAATCAGCGATGCCGCGGAGCGCTCGGCCGCGGAGATCCGGAAAGAATTTGACAAGCTGGCGATCGCTACGCCGGTGGGTCCGTTCAATTTGGATAGCAAGGCCACGGCGGGCCTCGGTGCAATCCGGCCGGCGATCACAGGCATTACGGCGGACATGAAGATCCTCGAGTCCACCACGATCGATGCCCAGGTCGGCTTTCTGCGTTTCGGCCAGTCGTCACTGACGGCGGCCAAACAGGCGGACACGTTCGGATCGCACATTAAAACCGGCCTCACGGACGTACTGGCCGGCGTACCGCAGACGATCGTCAATGCGTTTACCGGTGGCGGCTCTGTGCTTGGGGCGGTTCAGGGCATCGGCTCGCAATTGGGCGCGACAGTCGGATCCTCGATCAGCAAAACGATCTCGTCCCTGGGCGCGTTGGCGGGTCCACTGGGATCGGCGGTGGGTTCACTGATCGGGCCGGCGATCGGGCTGATCGGGAAACTGTTCGAGGACACCGAAAAGAAGATCAACCCGATCCGCGAGGCGTTCGTACAGACAGCCGGCGGCCTCGAGGTGCTCAACGGACAAGCGGCCGCGGCGGGCGTGACGCTCACGGCCATGCTGGACGCGAAAAACCCGAAGGAGTACGAGAAGGCGATCGGGGATCTGAATGCCGCGCTCAAGTTCCAAGATGACGCCATGAAGGTGCTCGAGGAAACCACGAAGCGCTACGGATTCACGATCGAGGAACTCGGGCCAGCGCTCGGCAAGCAGGAACTCGACAAACAGGCGCAACAGATCTTCAAGGATTGGGAAGTTCTGAACGCGGCCGGCATCGATACGATCTCGATCTCAACGCGCATGGCCGATAGCGTCAATGCCTACGTGGCGCAAGCGGTGGCAATGGGCGGCGAAGTACCCGACGCCATGCGGCCGATGCTCGAGAAGATGATCGAAATGGGCGAGCTCACAGACGCGAGCGGCAACAAGATCGAAACGCTCGAGGGCTCCGGCTTGTCGTTTTCGATGTCCATGAGCAAGGGTTTCGAGACGCTGATCGGAGCGGTGGACAGGCTCTCGGATGCGATCTCGCGTGGCCTGGGTCTGGCTGTGGATACCACGTCGAGCAAGATCCGCAACATGCCGACGAAGGTAGCCGTGGACGTGGTGTACAACGATCCGGGCTTGCACGGGTCATCCACGGAAATGGAAGGGTTCGCGGAAGGTACCGGCGGATTCCGGAACTTTGGCGCCGGCACACCGGTTGTCCTTCACGGATGGGAAGCGGTGGTACCGCGGGATCAGGCATCCGGCTCGAGTCCACTGCCGCCGATGTTGGCGGCCGCGGCGGGCGGAGCGGTCGCGGTGGCGCCGGTGGTGGTGACGATCGACGCGAGAGGCGCCCTGTTCAACGATCCGGGCTCTGATCAGCGGCTCGCGGATCGCATCGCGCAGGCGCTCGACGCGAAACACGCACTACAGCACAAGCGGCGGGCGGCGTAGGTGGCGATCTCCGGCGCTGATAAGGCGCTGATGCAAGCGCGGTCGGGGATTGCCCGATCGGGCGCCACACGTTCCGGGTACTACCAGGGTGGCGCCCATGTGGAGATCGATATCGACGGCGTACCGACAGACGTGTCGCAATACGTGGTGTACAACGGCTGGACGGTGAACCTGAACCTGAACGACGAGATCGACACAGCCACGATCGCACTGTTGCCAACATGTCCATTCGT